ATTTAGTCCATCATTGATAAACCGCCAGTAACTCCTGACAATAATGATCCAGTAGCCCGATACATACCAGCACTATATTGAGCTGATCCTGCGTTCCAAAGCTTCCAGGCATTCTTTGCACCATTTCTTAAAATTTGTGTTCTATCCTCTGTCAAATCATTTAAAGTATTTAACATACCAACCAAAGGTGAGCCTACTCCTGCAACAACACCAGCTCCACCTGCTTGTGCCATTTGCATGTGAATTTCCTCTATCATGCGTCTTTGCAAGACTTTAGCTTCATAATGTGACCGTTGTAATTCCTGGTGATATTCTATCTGGCCTTGAGCATAAGCTGCTTTTGCAGCATCACGATGCCCTTGGTATCCAAGAATACCTCCTACTACTGATACTGCTGCTCCTACTGCTGCTGCGACTGCCATAATAATCCTAACTCCTAATCACTTGTTGTTAAAGTTCCATGAATACCTAATACTGTCATTGGTAAAGATTGCTCTTGTTTTATTTCTATAATACCATCTCTATCCCAACCAAGATTTGTTACTCTCTTATCACCTGTAAATAAACCAAGTCCTGATCCCATTAAATCTGCTGAAGTCCTGAAAGGTACTTGATCTCCATTAATAATTACCCCTGTTGTATCCAATAATCTAACCATAACTTCATTCCAACGCTTTTTACGACCCTGTGCAGTTCCAGCTTGTGAACCAGCCTCTACCCTCATTGTTTTTAGAACAGATACATAAGGTAATCCAACCTCTATGGTTACTGCAGTTGTCCATGTAGAAGGTACTGATGGAGTTATTTCTCCTCCTGATACTATTTCATTAGGGAAAACAGCACCATCTATTACCACACTGACAGTTTCTCCTTCTAAATGATCTAAACCACTTACTGTAGATAAAGCATAAGTCACTGTACCAGTTAAACCAGAATCTACATTCAAATCAGGGTCTAAATACTCTACATAATTCTTAGTAATACCGCCAATAGTTCTTCTAACCAGTATCCATAATTGATCTTGCGTGATATTTGTTATAACTGCAACACTCTGTACCAAACCATCAACATCATGTCTAGCCCATGCTACTACATCCTCTGGTCTTTCATAAGTCATACTTAAAAGCTTACCATCAGCGGAACAAGCCCAAACAATTGAGTCTGGCTCTTGTTGGTAATCCATATCTTGTAAATACCCTGATGTAATATGTTCAGCAAGTAAAGTCATATCTTGTGCAATATAACCATCAGTCTGATACATATAAGAAAATTCTCGTAATTTACGTCTTGCCCTTTGTACAAATAAAATTGCACTTCCTATCTGAATAGGCGGTATAGTCCAGCTACCATAAGTAGTTTGTTGTGTTACCATTACATTAGAAGGCGTAAGAGGCTGACCAGTAGGCCTTCCTACCTTAAATTCTCCACCAGCAGTACCAAGGATTAAATCCCTGCTTGGTTGTAACCATCTAATAACATTCACCCTGTTAGTAGCAATAACATATTCTAACGATTCATCAGCTAAACCTGTTCCTTGTGTAAAATTCTCATAATCTGCTGTTTTTGATCCCCATAAAGTTTGTGGATAAGTTGAAGTTCCAGCTAAAAATAATCTTTGCTCATAAAAAGATACTGCCCTTGGAAAACCATTACTTGTATACCATGGTGAAACATTAGCTTTTCCAGTTCCTGAGCCAACAACGCTTGCCGTAAATACTGAACCAACTTCAGCGTCTAATGTGTATTCAAAAGCGTCTTGTTCATCCCAACTCGTATCACCTAAAGTTGTAATTGTATAAGTTTCGCCTTCAATAAAATTTACTGAATCTATTACATCCCATGTAAATGTTGGAGCTGCTAAAGTCCAAGTAGTATGTGCAGTTCTACTAAGTTTTTGAACATGATGTGCGCTATGACAAATATACATAATGTCTGCTGACTGAGCAAAGTGTAAATCAAACAATTGTGAACCAGTAAAAGGTGAACTTATTTCATAAACTTTTTCTGTAATTCCACCAGAAGTATAATTTGTAAAATCTGTTGTATTAACTCCAGATAACTCAAAAGAATGGTCTGTTTTATTTGCTATTGTAAATCTTTTTGAATTGACTTCCGTCATTCCAGCAACACTATTAATCCAAACATCATCTCCATTTGAGTACCCATGTTCATTTACTGTAACAACACCAGGATTTGCTTTTGTTATTGCTGTAATAGATTTTTCTGCTTCTACAATCTGGCCATTATCTTTATAAAATCTAATAAATTCATGAGTAAATTCTAAAATATAAGACTGTGTTACATTAAATTCAAAAGGAATTAAACGAACTATATCTGAACTTTGTGAAGTTTTAGCTTCCGCAGCAAAATGTGTACCAGGCCTTCTCCTAGCACCTCCATGTGGATAAACAAGCATATTAGTCAGCTCACTACATCCATTAGAGTATTTTTTAAAATCTATTTGAGCTTCAAGGCGTGGACTTAACTCACCTGCCGTAAAATTGGACTGAAATGGATGAACTCTAGCCATAAGATCTACCGTCTAAAATCAGTAAATGTATCCGCTATTAAGCTGTTTAAGAATCCTTCTTGGCCATCAATACTTCTTGCTTCTGAAATCTTACTTTCATAACCAGACCACATTTGCTGTGATAGTGTGTTACTACCAGTTACAGAATAAGCTAATTCAGCAGCCATTCTACCTACTAAAGCTTCTGCAAAAAGAGGATCAAACTGTGAAGTGTCTGTTATTTGTGCAATATAAAGGATTTTAGCTGTATCATAATTTGATAAAAGCTTTCTCCCTTCTACTTTAAATTTTTGTTCTGGAAATTCTAAACTCAAAACCCTTAGACAATAAGGGCTTGTTGGTAAACTAAACTCTGTAGAGTAATCAAAAGCAGGTTTTGTTAAGAGCTTACCTAACTGTTGTCGTTCTATCGCAAAATTCCAAGGATGCGCCCTTAAAACTGCATCTCTAGTTGGAATGTAAAATGCATTACAAAGCCTTGCTCTTTCAGTATTATCTAATAGTGAGGTTATAGGATCGTCACCAAGCTTCCGTAGAGCATTAGAACAAATGGAAACTTCTGTCACCATAAAAAACTCCTATTAAAACAGTGAGGGCGAACCCCCACTGTTAGTTAAATTACTACGAAGTTATTGTCTCTTGTACTTCTACTTCTACTATTTTCTCGTCTTCAACACGAGTTGCACCAATAACCATAGATAAAAATACCTGAGTTGCATAGTTCTTATCATCTCTTTCAGAGATACGAGTTGTAATATCTGCACCAACAGCTAAACCAATCGCTGATTCAGTGTAAGCTAAACAAGAACGAACAGTTCCAACTTCTGTTAAACGCTCAGAACGTATAAACTTAAAACCAAGAAAAGAATCAACAATTCCTGAAGCTAAAGCTTTAACTGTATTGAAATCTATTGAAGTTACTGAGGTATTATTAAGTAAATCAGTTACCTGTTTTGCTGAACAAATAAAATAACGCGGCTCATCAGGATCAACGTCTGAACTATCTATAATTTCTTTAGCTTCCAAAAGTTTAGACATAGTTAAACCTTGATTTGCGTGTACTATTGTCTGAGAACTTGGAAGTGTTACAGTCGAACCACCTGCTACACCACTAAAAGCTTCACCTGTAGCTGCTGCAATGATTACATCATCCATTGTACGACCCATGGCATTTGCTCCCGCTATCGCATATTCAGATTGCGGAGATATAAGCAAACGAACTTTATCTTCCTGATCTATTAAATCTGCCCAGTCGTAATCTTCCAAGGTAACTTTACGCCTTGAATGTGGAACATCGATCTGAGGTGTATCTTCATGTCGAGTTGTACGTTTCCTTGCGGCTACTGAACCAATCCTTTCAAAGTAATGACTTTTACCAGTAACTGCTTCGTAACGTGCAGTGCTTCGTAAACGTGAACCTTTTTGTTGTGCAAGGTGTAAAACGTTTGCTTTATACTGCTCGACAAATGCAGTTGTTATTTGTGTGGACATAATGTCCTCCTAAAATATAAAAAATAATAGTCGGTCATTATCCTTACGGGTGTCCTACCAATTACGTTGGTTAATCGAGCTTGTAGCCAGCCTTATCCTTACTGTTATCCTTACGGGCAGGTCGAATTACAATATATTACCATAAATTATTCTTCACCATGTACTTTTTCAAAGAGTTGTTCTCTCTCTAAAAGAGCTTCTGTGTGTTTAGGATGTTTCCCATCCCAATATGGGTGACTTAAATCAGCATCTATCTGATCAATTTTCATTTGTGCATCCATTGGACTCATGACCAAAGAATTATTTGTAGTTCCTTTAGCAGAGTCTTCAGTTATATCTTTCCCTGCATTGGCAAGCATTCTTATTAAATCTACATCGTTACCATATCGAGGGTCTTCTAATTTATCTTTTAATGCTTTGTTACCAAATATCTTTAAAGCCCTATGTGCTGCTTGCATATTTTTAACATAATTAGCACCAAATTCTTCTTTTAAAACATCTTCAGTTTCAATTCCTACAGTATCAGAAAGTAATCCTTCTTGTTTGGTCTGGTAATCAAAAGAAGTTTTTTGCCAATTTACAAGTCCTTGCATTTGATCAGGAGTTAAACCAAGTTTATGACCAGCATCTTTAAACGAATTTAACATCTCTGTTGGATAATACGAATCGTATCCTTCTGGGAGAGTTAATTTATATTCCTCTGCCTTCTCAGGTCTTCCTAATTTTGTATATAACTCCTCACGTTCTTCATCTGTTTTAGGTAATGGTATTCTACTACCCATCATTTTCTGTTGATGAATAAGTGTTTTTGCTGCTGATTCAATATCTTTAATACTTTCTAAAGTAGGGTCTGATCTAAGTTCTTCCGATAATGAATCTCTCCAGTCCTGGTTATCACTTAGATCAGGCGCTAAAGCGTTATCTGTTTCTGTTGTGGCCATATTAATCCTCTTTCTTTAAATTAGACATAAAAATAATGCGCAGATAGACAGCTCGTTCGCCCTCTCTTCGCGCAGTTTCATACGGATCACCTTTTACAAAGGATTCCCGCATCTGATAGGCTGCTTTTAAGTCTTTTAAAACTTGCATACCATCATTCGTTGTAAAACAGTCTGCGTAATGTTTCTTTAAATTTTCTATTGTTCTTGGCATTTAATTAAACTGCTTTCATTATTTGTTCAATACCTTCTTTTGTAGATTCAACATTATCAGGATTTATTTGTGGAGCTACCTTTGTTGCCATATCCACTGATTGTTGTAGCTGTTGCATTTCCATCATCTGTTGTTGTTGATCTGCTCTATTCTTCCTAATTTTATCTATCTCTTCCTTATCTTTAAGAATTGTTTTAGGAACACCAAGTAGATCAGCTCTTGATCTAATAGCTGCATCATGGTCTAAATTATCCATAACCTCTGGAACTAACCGAGCAAGAGAAGCAGCCATATCATATAATCTCTCTACTGCTATAGCTTCCTCCATTCTTTGAGACCTTGCTAATGGGCCAACAAATTCTATATCTAAAGGTTCACCGTCTAATTCTTCTGGTACTTCTAAGAACATTGATTTTCTTAACATAATAGCAAAACATCTCTCTATCAAAGGATTAAGAAACTCTGTTTGGAATCTGCCTAGTGTTGGCCCAAGTAGTCTTTGCATAAGTTCATATCTTACCTGCACCTCTGTAGCCGTCATTTGTGGCCCTTGTTGTAATTCAAGTTGATCTGAATAGAATGCTTGTTTGATAGAGCTTCTCAGTTCTGACTCTTTCATATCGGAAACATCAAATCTTGCTCTTATATCAAGTGGTTTAATTGCACCATCTCTGCGAATCGCAGTCAATCCTCCTGGTGTAGTGTTAATGTTTCCAAGAACACCATCATCTTCAACAAGTAAAGGTGGATCAATAGCTTTTGCCCAGGCTTTTAAGCCAAGCTCTACAGCTTTATTTAAAGTTTTAATATCTGGTAACGCATTGTAAGCGGGCGAACGACCATATTCTTCTCCAGAAGCTTTAGCCCACCGAGTAACAAGGTAAGGCATTTCGTTATACCCACCCTCATGTACTATCTTTTTGTCTTCTTTACTGACATATATAGAAATAAATGGTAATTTTGTTTTTATTCTGCCATCATAATCATTTGCTGGCATTACCGCGTGAACAAATGTATGTTTCTTGTCTACATTATTTTTGTAATCTGCCATTACTTTTGTTCCAAGAGCATCACCCCATCTCTGGTATGCCTGTCTTGCAGTGTACTCAAATCTTCTATACAAAGTGTCTATCATGCCACGATGATTTTCAGATACAAAATATTCTGATATATGTAATGCTCTAAAAGTTAAGCCTTCTTCTGTCTCTTCTACTTCAATACAAGAAGTTCCTATAGAACATACATCAAGATAGAACTCATGAACCTCTGTATTAAAGTTAGACGCGTTAAATGCTTTATACATTCTATTGCGACAATCTTCTAACCATACTTGAACACCTTTAACAAGATTTAAGTCAACATCTCTTGCTTTAAGATGAAACCAGGGGAGTGATGCTGATGTTAGTGTGCCTTGTAAAGATGCTGCTAATAAGGTATTAGCGTGAATAGCTGTAGAATCATACAGTTTTTCTGTTCGTTTTGATCCTTTTGAATATTTAATAGATATTTCTGCTTTTCTTGGCATTACATAATCTAATATTTCCTGCCAATGTGCTAACCATGTAGATTTTTGTGATTCTAAAACTTCAAGTCTTTTTAATATCTGCGATGCTGCCATAATTTAACTCCCTAAAAGTGTCTTTCTAATCACTTTAGGATCATCTAGTAAACCTTCACCACCAGTTAATAAAGTTGGCTTACCTCGAGCAAGCAACATATTTCTCTCAGTAGATAATGCTGTTGTTTCATCAGCTTGTTCTGATATTCTTGCAATAGCTTCATTTTTATAATCTACTGGTGGTGGTGGTGTATAAGCCTCTTTTACGCCCATTTTAATCTCCTATCATATCCAACGACATTCACGTTTAAGCATACCATATATATTTACATCTTTACCTTTTTCAGATATTTCACGCATTATACCCTCATTAATAAACCCTAATTTTTTCAGAAGAGTGTTTGCTTTATCATTATCTACTTCAGTATAAGATGTAATTCTATGACATTTAAGTTGATTAAAAGGATAATCGAAAAACTTTTTTAAAAAAAACTTAGTAAAACATCTTTTATCTTCAATAACACCT